GCCCGTAGGAACGCCAGGGTGCGGGCTTCGTCATAATCGTCCGCGGCGAACCCCAGGGCGGCGGCCGTTTCCTGGCCGATCTTCGTCGCGGTCAGGGCGGCCAGCTTGAACAGGTCATCCCCCAGTTCCCGGTTCCACCGGTTATCGTCCCACCAGTCCCCGCCCGCTTTCGCGCCCAGGGCGGCGGTGACCGCTTTACGCTGGCGCCCGAAATGGGATTTCAGGACCCGCGCCACGTTCGTCTCATAGGTGGACGGGGCCCTGTCCTTACTGTCGGCCACGCGGGGGGCGGTCAGAACCGGCAGGTCTTTTCCCTCAGAGTCCCGGGTGTATTTCGTCAGGCCCTCAATGAACGCTTTCATGAGTGCCGGGTTCGCCAGCGCCTTGGCCACGTTGTCCTCCGCCTCCGCGCCCACCCCGATGGCGGGCGCGTCCGGGTCCCCGCCCGGGCCGCCCAGCAGAATATTCAGCGGGATGGACAGATCGTTCCCGCCGTCGATTTCGGGCAGGTTGAACCGGGCCCGGGTTTCGTTCACGGTCTGCCACGGGCGGCCCGTCGCGGACTGCATCACGGCGGCCTGTTCCTCAAACGAACCCTGGAGTTTCTCCCCGATGTTGAACTCCACGTAAATGTCATCGTCCAGCGCCACCCGGGGGACCAGGAACCGGTTCAGGCGGTCCTCAATCATGGCCAGGATGGGGCCCAGGGTTTCGCCGTACAGCATCCGGCGGAACTCCCGCACGTTACTAAAGTTCGCGTTGTCCAGCAGGCCGATCATGGTCGGGTTCACATGGTAGACCTGGGCCACGGTGGCCAGGGCCAGCTTCGCCGCCTCAATAAATTCTTCTTCGTGGGCACTGAACCCCACCCGGTTGATCGTCATCCCGTCCTCCAGGATGATCGAACCGCCCGCGTCCGTACCGGAGTCCCCGGACAGTTTCGCGTCCAAGGTTTCCTTGAACTGCTTTTTCTGTTCCGCCGTCCAGTTCGTCCCGGATGACATGGGCGGCCGGGTGACCGTGATACCGACACGTCCGGCCCGGGACCAAATCTGATCCCGGTAACGAACCGCGTGGATCTGCTCCATGAGGACAGCCTTTAGCGCCTGGATGGGCGATGACCCGCGGGACAGGTTCACCGGGTCCCAGCCATGGAACCGTATGACGTTTTCCATCTTCACCGGGTACGGGCGGGACGCGCCGGGCGGCAGGATCCACATGGTATCCGGCGCCCAAATATCCCCGCCGGACAGGCGCTGGACCCAGGACGGCGGGACCGGCTGGATCCGCCAGCCGGACTCCGTATCCAGGTCCGCCTCCAGGATCCAGTAAGCGTCATCGTAGGTGGCCCAGTCGGCCACCAGCCGGGCGATCAGGTCATAGGTGGTCATGTTCGGGTTAGGCGATTTCAACAGCAGGGCCACCGGGTCCTTACGGTTCCGCACCCGGTCCGTGTCCGAAACCCGTTCGAAAGTGTGGACACCCAGTTGGGCCACGTTCCGGGCCAGGAACGAAATGACCGTTCGCAGGTACGGCTGGGTCCGGTACAGGTCCTCCGGGGACAGCCCGGAAACGTAATCCTCAAACAGGCCGCGGGAATCCACGAACTGGACCAGCCCGGACCCGGTGACACCCGGCAATTTCAACAGGTCCCGGATCCTGTCAGTGATTACTCCCACGGTCATATCCCTTTCAAACGAACATCAGGTCAGGGTCCGAATAGGCCGTTTCGGCCTGTTCCTCCACCGGACGGTCAAGCGCCCATACGGCCGCGGTCAGTGCAACCAGCGGCGCCACGTCCACCAGGGACTTTTTACGGTCCCACACCCAGTAATCAGCGATAGGGCGGGTGGCGGCCATGGATACCGCTAGATCCAGAATAGGCTGGCCGCGGTGTCTTAGCCCGCCGTGCCGCACCAGGTCATAAAACTGGCCGGTTCCGCGGCCCAGTTCCCCGCCCGCCCATTCGATAACGGGGACGCCCGCCTCCCGTAGTTTCTCCAGCAGGGCGGACACGGGGGCGCCGTTCGCCTGGATGGCCACGCCCAGCAGGTCCGGGTCATCGATACGCCGCGGGTACGCCCCCGATTCGGGCGGCGCCAGGAACCACTCCAGGATCCAGTCCACGCCCGTCCTGGCCGCCACAACCTCGCCATGGACGGCGCCGTCAGCCCGGTGCCCGGCGGCCGCGATGGACCCGTTACGGTCCCAGGACAGGTCCACCGCGTACGTGTAGGGCCCGGTCATTTCGGACTCCGGGTCCCTCAGTTTCTCCCACACCCCATCTTCAAACGCCCCGCCCTTGGCGCTGTTGACCCACTGGCAGAGACATTCGGTCCGGAACACCGGGTCAGGGTCCGTCTGGTAGGCGGCCTCCAGGGCGGCCATGGTGATCCCGCCCGCCTCCGGGTCATCCGGGTCCGCGTGGTTCATCGACGGGTTCGCCATCGCCCAGCCTTTACGGTCACCCGTTTTTAGGTTGACCCACTGGGCCGGTTCCGTGCTGGTGGCCTCCCGCCACGTCATCGCGGACCACTCAAACAGGCCCACCGCCTGGTCCTGGTCCCCCGCCTCAATCGCGGCCAGGCACTGCTTACGGAGGTGGCGCAACACCACGGATGACGCGTCCCCGGCGTTGGATGCACATACCACCTGGGGGCGGGGCCGGGCCATTGTGGTCTTAGTGACGGCGCCCCACGAATCCCAATTGGAATGTTCGCGGAGTTCGTCCATGATCACCAGGTCCCCGGACATGCCGCGGCCGCCCTTACGGTTCGCGGCCGCCACCTTATACCGTTCGCCGCCGTCCAGGCGTAGCTGGTATTTGCCGTTCGTCTTTTTGACGTCCGCGATTTCGGCGGCCAGTTCCTCATTGTCCTCCGCCAGGTCAACCGCGGCCTGCCACTGTTCCTCCGCCAGGTCCAGGTTCTGGGCGGTACCGATGACCAGCGGGGAACGGTCCACGTACATACGCCACAACGCCCACACCTGGAGTAGCGTGGACTTGCCGTTCTGCCTGGCCACCAGCAGGACCACCGTACGGAACCGGTACTTCCCGTCCGGGTTCAGTTCCAGGGCGTGAATCAGCATCCATTTCTGCCACGGGTAAAGCCTGATACCCAGGGTGTTCTCCGCGAACTGGATGCACGAAAAACCGTGGGACGTCTTGCACGTCAGGCGCCGCCTGGGCGGCGTGAAAATGGTGGGGGTTTCGGACCCTTTCATGACCGCCGGACGGCCCGCGGGGCGGGTACTGGCCGGGCGTTTACGGGCGGCGCGGGCCGTAGCCTGGGACATTAGGCCCCTTTCGCGCGGGACGCCCGCGGTTTCCGGGCGGCCGGTTTCTTGTCCTGGGCGCCGTGCAGTTCACGGACCGCGGCCAGGGACGATTTCGGTTTCTCCGCTTTCTTGCCCAACTGTTTCCGGGCCAGCGCGGATCCACCCAGTTTTTCAATCCCGTTCGACACGTACGCCAGGTACGCCATGGCGCTGTTCATCTTCCCGTCCGCCACGGCCGTATCCCATGCCATGGCCGATTTCCGGACCACCCCGATAATCGCCAGGTCCCCCGGCTCCAGGTCCGCTTTCATTCCATCCACGGCGGCGTCCACATAATCCAGCAGTGACCCGCCCTCATATTCCCCAGGTTCGATTGCCATAACCGGATTATCCCACCCGGCCCGGGCAGGGGCCCGCCATGACCGCCTGGGGGTTATGTGTGCTGGTCATGGCGGGCCGTCCTTTACGGATTGATAATCGGGTTCAGTTCATCGAATATCAGCCCGTGGCCGATGGTGGACGGGTGGGCGTCATCATCGCCCGGGATCCCGATGGTGGCCGTATCGCCCCAGTAGTCCACGGCGTCCGCGTTCCGGTGGGTGTTATCGTACTTCGCCCACATGTTCACATGGGCGCCGTCATACGCCACGGCCAGTTCCCGGAGGCGGGACACCGTGTCATGGTACGAAAGGTTCGAATCGAACCGGCCCACATGCTGGGACAGGAACAGCACGTCACAGTCCACAGACTGGCGGACTTTATCCACAAATTTCCGGGCA